AAGTAGTTATAAACAAAACAATAATGGAGAACACAATGGAACGAAAGGGTTTCATCGGAGGAAGTGACTGCGTAAAAATTATGCAGGGCAATTGGTTAGAGCTTTGGCAAATCAAAACTGGTCGTGTCGAATCGGATGATCTGTCTCGCAACATTGCAGTGCAGCTTGGTAGCTGGACCGAAGACTTCAACCTTCAGTGGTTCGAGCAAGAGCATGATTGTGTGCTGTCTAATCATCAGCATGAATATGAGGATATGATTGGGCCAGTACCAGCCAAGGGTATGATTGATGCTAAGTGGGCAACGCGCATTGTCGAAGCCAAGCATACTAATCCATACAAGAATATGGATGATGTCATTGAATACTACATGCCGCAAATACAAATGTACTGCCATCTAGCTGATGCTGATGGCGCTTACTTCTCAGTTATCTTTGGCAACAGCAGGTGGGAATCAGCCTATGTATCGTACAACAAAAGCTATTTCGATTCTATGTGGACGGTGGTGTCAGACTTCTGGGGTTACGTTGTACGCGATGAAGAGCCGGTTGGTGTGGATACGCCAGCAATCAACATCGACAAAGTTGAGGTGGACAACATGGTCAAGCGTGACGCCAGCAGAGACAACCAATTTATCGACGCATCGATTACCTATATCAACGGATATGAACACAACCGTGTCTTTGAGAACGCTAAGAAAGACCTCAAACAAATGGTCGGTGATAACGAACGAGAAGTTTACTGCGACCAACTCACAATCAAACGAGACAAGCGGGGATCACTTCGCATAACAAGGAGAACCAACTAATGACTAATAACCTCGACGTATGGGACAGGCTGGCCTCTTCAGACCCCAAGTATCTGAAGAAGGTCAGCTTCGGCAGCCGTTCATTCACCGCGATTGACCCGCAGTACCAAGTCAAAAAAATGACAGAAGAGTTTGGTGCTGTAGGCGAAGGCTGGGGATGGCACAACACAACAGAGATTGTACCTGTGAGCAACGGAGATAGCGCTGTGCTAGGGCATGTGACTGTCTGGCATGGCACACCCTCTAATTCATTTGGCCCCTTCACAGGGTGCCGTAAGTTCTTTGATGCAGCTAAGGGCCGTATGGCTGAAGATGCACCGAAGATGGCTATCACTGATGGCCTTACTAAAGCACTGTCACATATCGGATGCGATGCTGATATCTTCTTAGGTAAGATGGATGGCAACAAGTACGATCAAGATAGTGGAAGCAAGAGCAGCAACGGTAGCTGGTAAGCTACACAACAAAAGGAGCCAGAAGCATGGCAGATTACGATCCAACAAATAACGGCGCAGCATTCCCACCATTCGATGACATGAAGATGATCTTACAAGGCAAGATCAATGTCGAAGGACGCGATGGTAAGTACTGCGTTGTTCGCCGTGAATCCAAGAACGGCAAGGAGATCATGGAGATCTACGAAAAAGTGGGAGCTATGTTTCCCAATGACAACAGTAAAGAGTCAGCACCTAATTACACTGGAACCGTTTACAACACAGCGGATAAGCAAATGCCATACACCCAGCCAACATCAGATCGTAGGGTTGCAGCATGGCGGCGCATGAAAGATGGCAAGCCTTACTTGTCCTTTGTAATTAGCGAGCCACAAAAAAGAGATGACCCCTTGCAAGGCGATGACATACCGTTCTAGTATAGGGGTGTTCTCCAAGGGTACACCCTCACACGTACTGCCCTGTCAACTGCCCTGCTTATTTAATTATAGGCAGGGTTTTTTTTGGAGTAACGAATGACTGAATTAGAAAAGATGATGGCCGATGCAAAAGGCTGCAATGAAAGACTGAAAGAAATTAACGGGCTCTCAAGAAGAAAAAAGAAAGAGCCAAAAGAAACCGAACCACATAAAGGTTATGGCAAAGGCTGGCGAAACAAACCGCTAACCGATGACGAACTATCAGACATAAAATATTTTAGAAACAGAGGCTGGTGTGTTACATCTATAGCTATGTTTCTTGGCATCAGCAAAAGCACAGTGGAGAAATACAAATGATAAAAACAACATGGGTCGCAATCATGGTCTTCTCATCACCATACGAATGCGCTGATCTCATAGAAAAATATCCACACAATTTATACGGGCCAGTGCAGTGCGTCATTCAGTATGAAGAATCAAATACTGTGCGACCCAAGCGGAAGCCACAGCAGGAGGATGAGTAATGGAGGTAACGCCAGCGCATAAAGTAGAGCTAGACTTTCTTAAGCGCAGAGTTGATCGCTTGATTGATGAAGAGAATAGAACAGACCCACATCCAAATGTTAAGCAAGACCTATGGGCTGCGCGTTCTGAATTAAACCAGTTTGTAAACAAGCTAAGAGAAATGGGGTATAGCATATGACGCAAGACGAACTACGTGAAGCAATGATTAAGTCAGCTAAAGAAGGCAAGCAACGCATTCTAAAACGCGATGGTCAAACCCAATCCTTAAAACATAACATGGCACCAGATTATAATATGGGTGGCAGAGATAGTAAGCCAGAAACAAAAGAGATTATCAGGCTGGCATTACTAGGTAAAAGTAAGGACGCTATCTGCAAACGCATGTCATTCTTAGGATACAATAGAAAGAAAACACTTGCTGTACTTCATAGGCATGAAGATAAGATCGTGGGGCCAGCACCTTCAGTGATCGAAAACCGCGAGTTTAAGATTAAAATTAAATGCTGACCCCAAAGTTTTATACCATCAATTCAAAGTGAGGGCCATCAATAAATGGCCTTCTGCCTTCACTTCTTCTTAGATCAATGTAAGCATTCATTGCTTCTTCAGCACTGCCATCCCAATCACCAAGGTTATCAATCTGCCAAGCAGCACCCCAACGCACACGGCAGCCAACAAGATCAGCAGCTTCAGCCATAGCGTCAGCCAGATCGTCATAAAGATTTAGCTCCCAAGATCCACGGCCATTGATGTAAGCCATAAGATCAACAGCCAAACCATCTAAGTGCTTTGACTTCATGGTTTGTGATGCACCCTTGGCAACCAATTCTTTTTGCTGCTCAATTGTGCGGAGCCCTTGTATGACTCCGAAGTCTGTTTTTGTAAGTGTGATTGCGTATTTAACTACAGAAACTAAGCGGTCATCGACCCCTTCGAGCCGGTCAAGGCTGCGTCTGCTCAGTTTAAACTCACTCATTTCTTTAATCCCTTCATCGTTCTAATTCCAAAGCTAGCTGCAATAGAGGCATACATACCCCACTGCACCCAGAGTGGTGTGGTTTCTAGATTAGCAAAGCCCTGCGCCATTACAGTTTGCATAGAAGGAATGAAGTTCATGCAAAGAATAGCTACAAAAACTATAGTCCAAAGCTCATCCTTCCAAGAATCCTTTGAAGCTTCGATGGCTGACTGCTCCCAATCCATCTCACCAGTAGCTTGCTTAAGTTTAATCTCAGCGTTTGCTTTCTGAACAGCAGCCTTGCCATCTATATAGCTAGTAGCAAGCCCACCAACTGCACCTATAATCTGACCAATCATTTCTCAGACCCAACCCACACTGCAAAAGCACCCGTGAGAGCGCCTGTAACGGTAGCTGTAAGCGCTGTAGCTTGTGTGCTTACCACATCCTGCGGCAAAGACATAAACCACTCTATGACGCGGATATACATGATGGTCATAACCAGCATCATAACACGCGGCATTATCTTCCAAGCCAATATCTTTTCCATAGCTATAGTCATCTGATACCTTTCAAAAATTCAGTGAAGAAATACAAAACAACAACACCACCAATAGATAGAGAAGCAGCAATGCCCCAAGTAATATATTTAATTGTAGCCGCTATTTGTTTTTGTTTTTGCTCTGCTTCTTTCTTGCGCTGAACGCGCATCTTAGCCTCGAAAGCTAAGAAGGAATCCCATGTCCCCGGCTTGCCGTACAATCTACAAATAGATTCTAGTTCTTTTCGCTGCTCTTGTATCTGCTGCAAAGCAATGAACTCATCAAAGTCATCGGCAGACTTACCTAAAACTTTAGAGAACAACCCATTTTTTTTACGATTGCCACGAGCTTTTAAGTCTTCCTCTGCACCAACAAGATTTTTAAGAGGCGAAAGAAAATCACTAACCTCTTTACCATTAGATACAAACTTCTTGATCGTACTGTAAGCTGCGTTTGCTGCGGCAAGCTCGGCTAGCATAACTTATCCCAGCATATTCATTCGCAAAAGCAGCACTATGATAAAGCCAGATGTGCCAATCATAATAGCTTCTAAGCGTTTTACGCGGTTAAACAAATCTTTAAATTGAATATCCATTTCTGTTTTAATAGCCACAACTTCTTTCTCCAATCCGTCGATGCGTTCATGCGCTGAGTGTACTGTTCTCTTATCCATATTCTTACCTATACCTTATGGCCAATTTGAGCTAAGTGGGTTTGAAGGCCAAGTGACACTGAAAGGAAAGCCAGCTTGACTTGGGATGTCACGCAGAGCCTGTCGATACGCTGTAATTGTGTCGGACATTGTAACATCAGATAAAGCCATCCAGTCAGTCTCTTGCAACAAGCCATCACGCTTGGATCTTACGTTAGCCTCTGCCGTTGATTGCTCCATGTTTTGCACGGTGTGTTCTACTTCCCACTCGCTGCCATACAGGGGCTGACCGACCTGATCTGTATCGACCTCACCCGTGTCAGGGTCAGTGCAGTCTTCCTCTGTCTTCATGCGGATGACTTCCCTTGCGGGTGTGCCAGCCACAAGTGTTTGCACCAGTGGATCATGGGTTGGCTTTTCAAGCTCAGTCACCTGATATACGCCGTAGCGGCGCAAGATTGTGTCAGGGATCTGCTTTGGGAAGCTGGTCTGTGGGTTATCACGGCGAAATTGCCCAACGGTGTAAGGGAATTGGTCGGGCTGACCGTTTGTTAATTTAACGTGCATTTATACCTCCGAGAAAGAAAAGTTAGTTGCAGACCAAGTGTTGTTTCCAGAAGCATCAACAGCACTTCCCGACAAACCGTTCCACAGCGCAACGGTGCCTGAAACATTTGTCAGCCCTCCGTCTATAGAGGGTGGAGTAAAGTTGGCTGTATATAATTCAGTAGAGTTAATTCTAAACCCTCTGTACTCGCAGCCAAAATCGCCATAGTTTGTGTCTTGTCCCCATAATGTATTTTGTGCGTTAGGGGCTACGGTGATATATACGCCAGATGTCCCTACGCTCACACCATCTTTAAAAAACTCCATAGTTCCATCGCCCTTTGCAACATAAGCAAGGTGAGCAAAAGTGCTTGTGCTTCCAAAGTTGGTGCTTGTTACATACCAACTCCCAGAAAACGCACCTATGTTGCCGTTATTAGCGCCTATAATAAGTCTACCAGAACCACCTGGATGCTGGTCAATAATCCAACCAGAGCCAGTTGGTGTGCGCAAAGGTCGAACCCAAGCCTCTACGGTGTAGGTAGGGTATGCGTTTGTAAATAAGTTAGCGCCCAAGTCTACATATGAATTTCTTCCCTCCGTAGAATCTTGAGTAGCTTTATAGTAAACTTTAGTAACCCCAGCCGCACCCATTTGCATTAATCTTGATATGCTCATGACATTGCATCTCCTGCTTGGAAACCTTGATAAGACGTACCGCCATCGTCGGTCAGAAAAACAAGCACATCTGTCTCACCGCTAGCCGGTGCATCTGGGGCTGTGCCGCTGGGCCACTCTACTGATGAAGGATAAGTTAGCGCAACTGTGGCGCTTGGAGTAACCGCCAAAGCAAAGCCAGCCGCCGTGCCAGATGCTGGTGCATTGCTGAATGCAAACGTGGTGTTGGCTGATGGGGTGTAGCTGAAGTAGGTGCCGCTGGAAAGATCCAATGTAGGGCCAGAGTTTAAGAAAGCAGCGGTAGGCGGCGTGAAGTTAGATGTGTAACGGGCCACACCTTTGGTAATGCGAAGCTCGTCGATAAAACCTTTAAATGGCGTATCGGAAGAAGCCGCAACATCACCGCCTATAAAAACAGTGTTTGAAGGCACGTTGTAAGAATAGCTGTGAGTGCCTACAGAAACACCGTCTAAATAAAAAGTTAAAGTTGTACCTGATCTAACTACGGCAATATGATACCATTGGTTGGCAGTTTTTGTAGCGCTTAAAATAAGATCGGTACCAACATTAAACCTAAACTTATCTGCTGCAATCTCATGATCGTACTGGACTGTAACTTTATTCGCTGTCAAAGCATCGTTTACAACTCTAAAACAGGTTGGAAATCGTTGCGTTTGGCTTTCGGGATAAACCCACGCTTCATATGTAAAGTCACCAGTTCCAAAGCCAGTGTTAGTAAAGGATAATTGATCACCTGAACCATCAAATTGTATAGAGCCAGTTCCAAATTTCTTAACCGCTGTATCAATTTGCGTATTACCGGTAACAGTTAAAGATACTGAGTTAGAGCTACTGTCAGTAATCGTAGTGCTTCCACTTGTGCCATCTCCATGCAGAAGCAAACTTACATCAGCAAAACTAGCATCATTAGCCGTGACTGCCCCAACACCCTGCGCTTGATTGGCTGCAAAAGCACCAGAGCTATAATCTAATAAAACGCTCATGAATATGCATCTCCTGCGTGGAAGCCGTAGTATGTGCTGCCGCCGTCTGTGCTGTAAAAAGTAAACGCATCAGCCTCGCCAGACGATGGTGCTGATGGTGCTGTACCGCCAGCCCATTTTACAGACGAAGGCCAAGTGATTGTCACTGTGGCAGACGGCGTAACCTTCAGTGTGAAATCAATAGCTGTTCCACTGGCTGGTGGATTAGCAAATTCATATGCCACATTAGCAGACGGTGCGTGAACAAACGTGTTGCCAGACGAAAGGTCTAACGTTGGGCCGGTATTGCTGAATGCGGCTGTGGGTGCGGTGAAGTTACTAGTGTATCTGGCGACAGTAGAAATTCGAAACTCGTCTACATAACCAATGTATTCAGCCGTGGTTCCCCCAGCGTCATATGAAGCTAAATACGGACCGTAAGTGTACGATGCGTAATTACTTGCATCAGTGTACGTCAATACAGCCGTGCCATCGACAAATATTTTAGTTTGGTTTGTTCCAGTTCCCTCACGACAAAGTGCGATATGATGCCAAGTGTTTAGGGAGATAACATTGTTAGCGGTAATATTATTGCCATTATCACCATTTCCAAAACTACCGTGAATTAAAGCATTGTTAGTATTAATACTGAAATACATTCCACTAGAAACACCTGCACGATGTGTATTGAATAGAGCTTGTGAGCCAGATGTTGTGTTGTATATCCACATTTCAATTGTGAATGGCCCCGTGCCAAAGTTTGGATAATTAGGAGTACCTGACCCTAAAGTTAAGTAATCACCCGTGCCATCAAACTCTATAGACCCAGACCCAAACTTCTTAATAGCCGTATCAATCTGAGCATTTCCATTGGCAGTAACAGCAACAGCGTTAGATGAACTATCCGTAATAGTCGTACTACCGCTTGTGCCATCACCATGCAGAAGCAAAGACACATCAGCAAAGTTAGTATCACCTATGCTTGCTGGGTCAGTACCCAAGCTGCCACCAGTAGGCTTTGCAGCAAATACACCGCCTGTATAATCTAAGACTACGCTCATGACACAGCATCCCCTACTTGATTACCGTAATAAGTAGACCCACCATCAGTCGTGAAGAACGTATATACGTCGGTCTCTCCAGAGGCAGGGGCTGCGGGTGCTGTGCCAGAGGGCCATTCTACAGAAGAGGGCCATGTGATTGTCACCGTGGCAGATGGCGTGACTTTAAGCGTGAAGTCGTATGAGGTGCCAGAGCTTGGCGGGTTGGTGAAGGCGTAAGCTACGTTAGCAGACGGGGCGTGGCTGAAGACGTTACCTGATGAAAGGTCAAGCGTTGGGCCATTGTCTAAGAAGGCAGCGGTAGGTGGTGTGAATGTGCTGGTGTATCTGGCAGTGCCGCTAAACCGTATATCATCCATGTAGCCCTCAAAGTGTTCACTCGAATTGCGCCAATATCCAATCCTTAGTGTGTCTGAGTTATCTACATCCGCATTATTTGTTACATTTAAAATAGATGTACCATTTAAAAAACAACGAAGGTTAGTGCCTGATCTGCAAATTGCTATATGGCTCCATTGATTTAAAGCAGGTAATGCAGAACAAGTATTCCATGAGCCTGTAGCAGAGCCGGAATTAACTCCAACAAGAAGAGCAGTATTATTCATGTATGCAGAAATTGAGGGAGGTGAAGCGCTGCCTGTGTAAGTAGTTTTGCTAAATAAACCTCTGTAGTAACTAGAATTAGTCGGGTAAACCCACATTTCTATTGTAAAGTCGCCAGTCCCAAAATTACCAAGAGACGTTCCTGCCGAAAGATAATCATTAGTCCCATCAAATTGAATAGACCCTGTTCCAAACTTCTTAATCGCTGTGTCTATCTGTGCATTTCCATTTGCTGTAACAACAACAGCGTTAGATGAACTATCTGTAAATGTCGTACTACCGCTTGCGCCATTTCCATGAAGCAGCAAACTTACATCACCAAAGCTGGGATCACCTATGGTTGCAGGATCTGTACCAACACCCTCACCCGAAGGTGTGGCCTCGAAGAACCCAGTTGAATAGTCTATGACAAGTGCCATTGATTACTCCTTATGAAAACGTACATTCAGTGGTTCTAATGTTAGCCACCCAACGTATGTTATGCGCAGCTTCACCAGTGCATGTAATGGCAAGCGCGTTATTGGTGTTATCAGTGGAGAGAGCCATTCCCCAGCTATCTGCATTTGAGATTACTGTGGTTGCAGAATTAACCAATGTGGTTGTACCGCCGTCATTCACTATCAACCCTTCGATCTTCCATGATGCATAAGCTTGTGCGCCGTTTTGCATGGCAGTGATAGTGCCATCAAAGGTGATAGCTGTATCAGAGGCTGCTACAATTTGGTTGGCGCTTCCCGCTGTACTGTTGTTTGCTGTAAGAACTGTTGCAGTTGCGTCTGTAGTATCTGCACGAAGAATAAACTGACCGCCCTGTGCATCACCAGATGCAGCAAATTGACCACTCGCATAGGCAAGCTTGCCGACTAAAGCAGCTAATGAGCTGTCTCCAATCGCTACAGCATTAGCGCCAGTTGCACTCGGCTGGGCTGTAGGTGAGCTTTCATTAGCAGCATAAAGGTCAGCACCACCGCCGCCACCGCCACTTATAGTTGACCAAGATGTATTCCCAGAGCCATCCGTAATTAAACTTTGGCCGCTAGATCCATCGTTGTCTGGGAGCGTAAGCGTATAGCTTGCACCCGCACTATGCGCTGGGCCCCTGATTGTAATCCCGTGTGAGTTTTGCTCACAGTTTAAAACAAACTGACCAGCACCTCGTGTGGCATTCCCTTTAAATGTAACCTTGCCTGAGCCATTTGGATCTAAATCAATTGCACCATTAGACGTTGAGACAATGTCATTACCATTTACATCAAGATTACCACCTAGTTGAGGCGTAGTATCATCCACAACATTGCTAAGGCCACCAGAACCAGAAGAAGTTACAACACCAGAACCATCAATCGAAAGACCAGCACCAATTTTAATTCCACCTAAAACGCTAGCCGATGCAGTTGGTAAGGAATAATTATTAGCGCTTGCATCAATGCCATTTATTTTGGTTTTATCGCTTGCTGACATAAGACCAGCAACGCTTGTTGTTGCGTCAACAAGTGTTGATCTGATTGATACCCTTTTGTTTGCTGCACTTGTATAAATTTGAGTATGTGTTCCAGCTTCAAAAGTAAGAGTATCTTCTTTATTACCAGCTACTACATCTGTTTCACCAGAAACTTGAATTGTTCTAAAAGATGGAACATTTTCCTCAGCAAGCTCTTCAATATAATACAGCTTTTGATTGTCAGTTGATGACATAAGGCCATTATTTGCAAAGTCAGAAAGGGGATATTCGGTATTTGTAATGGTAATATCTTTAATTGCGCCAGTGCCTGATGCAACAACCCCAGTGCCAGTAAAGTTTAATAGTGATGCTGCTGTTGTAAGCGTAGTGCCATCATTACTTACAAGAACTGTGCTGCCAGCTGCCTCAATAGAAACCCAGTTTGTGCCGTTGTAATACTTTAAATTGTTTGATGTAGTATTGTAGGCTAAATCACCTTCGTCTAAGTCTGTCGTTGGGTCTGAGCTATCAACACGATAAACATCTGAAAAATTATTTATATCAGATATATTTGTTGCAACTGTATTCACGTTTGTAATTGAACTAGCAACTGTGTTCATATTTGTTACGTTTAACGCAGTGCCCAATGTATTCATGTCAGCTACGACATCAGCAGTGCCAAGGGTATTTAAATCTGACACCGCATCGGCAGTGCCTAACCTTCCTATTTCTGTAGATATACCAGCAACAGTTGAGATGTCAGTTGCATCGCCAGCAACCGCAGTTACATCAGAAGATATGCCAGCTACCGTTGTGACGTTTGAGCTTATACCCGCAACTGTGGGCACATCAGATGCAATCCCAGCAACAGTTTGAATCGCATCGGTAGCGTCAGTCCCATCCTCAATATGTGCTAATGTTTGAATATCAGCGGCAGCGTCAGAAACAGATTGGACATCAGAAATAGTAGGGCCAGCTTCAACAGCACCAGTGCTTGAATTAAATGCTAACGTCTTACCCTTGCGATCATCAACTTCTGGTAGGGTCAAGCCAACGGCAGAGTCATAATCTGTAAGCTGCAACGCTCGATCAGATTGATCTTTAAGGTCAGCAGCAATAGCAACAAAGCGATCAAGCTCTGTGTTAAGAGAGGCGATATTAAAGGGGCCAGAAGAGGGGAAATCAGTCGTGCGGTCTAAGTCTATGTCGCGTGTAATAACCACTGTAGAGCCACCAGAGGCTCCAGTAACAGACATTGTGATTGTCCCAGTAGATCCATCACCACCAGACACAGAGTAATCTGTTGTTAGCGTTTTCAGAACACCATCAACATACACATTTAAGTCATCATTATCAAAGAACTCAAACGAAACAGTAAATGATGTCTGAGTAACCCCCGCAGCAACACTATAGGATACGCGAGGAGAGTTGTCTGATAGGTTAATTGTCATCCGTGATCCCCTTTTTTATTCGAATAACAATCAAAGGGGGGAATCACAACGCACAATTAGTATCGCCTAAAGCCCTCAATCCGATCATCATCAAGGCTATTGCCTAAAGCAGAAGAGAACTCATTGGTTAGCTGAGACAAAAACCAAAGCTTAGTGTAGGGCAGCTTCCTAACCAAATCCTTAGTACCTTCTCCTAAATCACCAGTAAGCATTTCATTCATTGCAGCAGCATAATCAGCAGCAATACTAGGGCCAGCACCAGCTAAGCCAGTAAATGCACCGACATAACTTTTCTCTTCAGGGAACTTGGGGCTAACAATACCCTCCATGTAGTTCTTGCCAGTCAATGCCATAGAAGTATGCATCGAAGTGTAGAACATATCTGAGTACAACCCAGCAGCGCCCGAATAATCAAAGGCTCTAATCAACTTGTCCGACATAGCAGTGTCATCCCAAGCACGTTCACCGCCTTTGGTGGTGCGAGACTTTAACTCAAGCGCAAAGTAAGCCATGCCCATCATCCACATGGTTCCAAATAAAGGAGACTTCATTTGACCCGTTGTATAGGCGGTCGTTGTTTTGTTCACCGCAGCCAAGGTAAACGAATAGAACTGAAGCGGTAAGCCAAGAAGCGGTGATTCAATTCGCGCATAGCCTTTGTACTTTGGATCAGGTGTAAGGCCCGGAATATTTCTAGCTATACTCATTGGAACAAGAGCAACGCCATCCATAAGCCTTGGCTTATCTGCCGGTGTAGCGGTCATAATAGTGTTAAGAATCCCGCTGCTCATTGCAGTTTGAAGCTTTTCCTTTGCTGCTATTTGTGATGTGCTCTGCCATGCATCTGTATTTGCATAGATAAGACCACTGTCACTGCGCTCCCAATTAGCCTTTGCAATAGTATCTAATGTCTTATCGTCTAGGTCATAGCGACGAACATACTCTAGCTCAGACTGCGCTACCTCATCACCATCAAGCTTACGCTTTGCAATATCTATAATGTGATCCTGCCTTACAACAGCATCTAGTTCCTTGAGATACTTTGTAATCGGGGTCAAGCCATTGAGAATGTAGAACGCATCAACGCCTCTTTCCCACAGATTGTGATACAATGGGTTAGAAGCCAGATCGTCAGAGAAACGCATACCAGCGCTCAAGAACATTCCCTCGAGAGCCTCACCAGCTTTAGCAGCCTCCTTGACTGACAGCTTTACCTTCTGATCTGTATGCCTAGCAATCAAGCCCTTCATTGTTTTACCAACACCATGCTCTGCCATGATGCGGCCGAACTCAGAAATAGAAGCAATACCAGCAGACCCAAGATAGTTTAGTGAAGCAACCTCACGAAGACGCTGAACAGCTTTCTGTGAAAAGGTGTGAGGCTTGCGAAGTGTTGCATTCATTACCCGATCATAGTCAGTCCGGATATTAGCTGCGACCTCATTGATTTCATCAAGATCCATCTTTGTGTTTAACATCATATCAAACACTTGCTCATCAAGCATTTCATCAAAGCTGCGCCCATCAAACTTCTTGGCAAATGCATAGCGTGGAGCAACACGCGCATTGTACTGCATGGAAACTTCAAATGGATTAGTATGAATAAAGTCTAGGACCAACTCATTAGGTATATCCAGAGCGCGATGCATGAAGTGCTTAGACTTTCCGTAGCCAAAGAAGGCGTTCTCAAATGCACCCTCATCATCAGTCTTTATAATCTTATCTACAGTTTCATTAGCTCTGCGCAGAATAGCTTCAGGACTAGTATCAAGGTCTACTCTTGTGATGGGACTCTCAGGTGTAAACATGATTGTCTGAGGATTCTTCTTGTACCAGTCAGCTAATATTGCAACGAGCTTGTCCCTGTTCCTTGTGATAGCATCAGCATTCCAATAACGAGGAAAGAACACATCCTCATTGGGTGGCTTCATTCCATCCTGTCCCTTTAAGAACTCAACGGTTTCATTCACTTCATCTAGGTGAGCCTTGTATTCAGCAATCTTGTTTTTAAACTCAGCTATTTTCTTTCCATAATCTGTAAGCTTATTGTTTATTTTGGTAACACCATTACGGCGCTCTAAACTTTTTAACCCATCCTCACGCCTAGCAATAATCTTACCCCAGAACTCCTGCTGCTTTTCATAGAAAGTCCTTGTACCCATTAAGCCAGTTTCAGTTAGGCGGGTTTCCCATTTGCCATAAAACTTATCTAGCAAGCTAATCATCTCAGCTTCATATGCGTTTGCTGGCTCTGCTTTGGTAATTCTTTTACGAGAAGCAATATCAAAGAACTTCATCATATCTTTTTGACGAGGCTTTACCCCATCAAAAGCATAATCAAATATCTTAGTAACGCCTTTGTTATCTGCTCTAGCAAAGACAGTGAACATATCATTGTATAGCTGGTGCATTTCAGCCTGATAGTTTGCTTTGTCTAAGTTTACGCTGCGCCCTAATGTTTTGCCATTCTGATGCGCTTTGGTTAGCATCCCGTTATCACCAGAGATACCATAGTGAAATTGTTTAACAGTGATTGGGGCTTTTTTGTTTGTCATGTTCTTTTTAAAGGGTGACGTGGCAAGCCTAAACATCCAACTATCTGTCCACCAGTTCTCAGCAAGTGTAGGATCAGCAGGGCCACTCATTGCCTCCACCTCATCGTCAATATCATTTGCAACCTTGGTCACAACATCGCCAGAGAACTTACCTTTAACAAACCCGCCAATAGCACCTAAAGCTCCACCAGCAATACCAGCAGTACCAATACCAATAGCAGCTTCACCCAATGTTTTTGTTGGATCTGTAGTAGCAAACAGGGCTTCTTGACCGGCAACAATAGCTGATGTTGCAACGCCAGTACGCAATGCGCTTTTAGCAACGCCAGTGGTCACACCAATAGGCAGAGAAATAAGATTGATTGGGTCAAAGAAAGAAGCCAGCAATACATTGCCGACCGTAGAGTTTTGTATTGTTTGTCTGCGCTCGATCATCCCATCAACACGATTAACCAGATAGTTTAGGTGCTGATCGTTCTTTGCGTAGAGAAGCGCAGAGCTATACTCGTGATACTCTTCTGGTAAATCAAAAACCCCCTTAGCTACATCAAAGTCAGGGTCTTCTTGAAGCATCTCACGATCAAAAGAATCTACAAAGTTTGTAACAACAGGCTCATACTGACCTATTAAAGCGCCAAGGGTTTCAGTAAATGATGCCTTGTCTCTTTCAGCTATTAAGCCAACGTCCGCTTCTAGTTGCGGCATTACTACCTTTGATGCATCAAACATTATTTCAATCCAAACGCTTCGCCAACTTGCCCAAAATATCCATCCGTACTATAGCCTCCGCCAAAAGGCCCATTTTCCGAAAGGTATCTGTGAACCTTAGCATCCTTCTCCAATTGTTCGTAAGTTTTGCCTTCAGTTATTTCTAAATCAGAAACAAATTCTTTTGTTTCATCGGATATATTAAAGGCTGGCATTGATCCGTCCTCTAATACAACTGGCTCAATAAGTCTTGAGTCACCCTCATCTATAACCTTATAGGCTTGATATAATTGCTGTGCAGGTGATACGCCAGAAAACATTGGCACAAGAACAACAGGCTCAAAAAAATCTAAGTGTGATACAGATGAGCCATCATTGTGATTAAATAATGTGTAGCCCATATCTTGAAGCTGATTATCAACTTTATCAATAAAGTATGATTCTCTTTTAGGATCAGGCATTCCTGCGCTTAATGCAAAACGACTGCGCCCTTGATTGTTAAAACCTCTAGCTCCATCAAAGACATACTTTGAATCTCTGTAGCGGGTATCATATTGACTTAGCAATTGATCTTTAACTTTCTCAGGATCAAACCCTTTGGCAACTAATAATTTAGCCATAGTGCCAAATTCTTTTGTTAAGTAAGGATCCATGTCACCATCAAATATTTCAGTTATATATTTCGCTGGTGATATTGAATTACCTTTATCATCCTTAAAAAAGGCAGAGACATTTTCAGCAGCTTTAGAAGCGCTTGTCTTCATCAACTTAGCAACTTCAATAGATGCTTCATTTGCTGTAGAGTAAATGCCAGCCTCCATGCCAATAAGCATTTCATTAAGCATCATTTGATTATCAACGCTAATAATATCATTAAGCGCATTAATTCTATTTGCTTGCAACCCCAACCCTTCAGACATTGTTATCTGATAATCTCTAAGCCTAGAATAAATAGAGAGAGCATTTTGAGCGTTAGCATCCCCTTGACCAGCAGAGATATTCTTAAGCTGATTTACCAAGAATGTAGGCAGTGCCTTTGCCATGGTCCGTTCTATTTCTGGCGTAAGGGTTTCTAAGTTAGATATATCAAATCCAGAACTTAATACTAAAGCTTCAGAAATATCCTGAGCTTCCTTTGAGCTTCTATTAATTACACCTGACTTAAACGCAGCAATCTTTGCTGTAGTCTTTCTTGCAGAAGCTTGAGCAGCTTCTTCTTTTTTTAAGCCAGAAGAAATGCTGCGAAGGTGAGTTTCAATCTTCTCACGTTGAATTGGCAAGAGTCCGTCTAAAGCGCCATCAATTAACGCAGCAGCCTCTTCGTTCATATCTGTTTTGCCACCGCTATTTATGTAGGCAACAATACTATCAACAGCTAAAGACCCAGCACCATCAGGTGCAATAGAAGCAGCAGCAGTAGCTATTCCACTGAAGTCTTCTTTAGCAACAAAGAATTTATATTTTTGATTGAGTTGCTCTACTATGGTTGGATCAATACCTTTTGAGTCTTTCAGGTAAGCGTCCATATCAATCGAATCAAAGCCATTTGTTTCGCCCTTGGTTACAAGTTCATTGTAGCCATTTTCAAAATCAATAACTGCTTGCTGTCTTAAATGTGCCTCTTCTATTGAAGATGAAGCTTGAGATATTAATGGGCTTGCAAAAGCTATGTCGTCAGATGATCCATCAAACAATCCATATTTATAAATGCCAGCAATAACGTCTTGCTGATTTTCTGTTAGCTTGGCCATTGCAGCTGGGCTTCTGGTTACAAGAGCTTGGCGAAATGTTTCAGAACCCCCTTCGGCAACAGCTCTAGTAATAAAAGGGGATAAAGCAGCCCGCCTTAACTCATCTGATTCTCTTTCATAATCAGCCTGACTAAACTGATTATTGTTTCGCCTATATATTTCAACCTGCTTAAGCTCTTCTACCAACGTATTGGCAACACCGGACAAGGCTATATCTACTGATAACTCACTATCAGTATAAAAAGCTTCATTTGCCGTTCTAGCCGCATTATAAAGAATGCTTGTTTCAGTTCTATCTAAATCAAAGAGCTGTTCTTGTCGCAGTGCAATCCCAGCCTTAGCTGTTTCAGCCTTTATTGATGCATCAAGAGCATCTAAGTCTCCCATTGCAGCGTTTAACTCAGCAACAACTCCCGTCTTGTTGTTTGCATCAATATACTTTGCAACGTTCTGGTAGACTTTCTCTGCCTCTCCACCAGAAGGAAGCGGATAGTTTGAAGTAATAGCAGCTAAAACTCTTTTTCTATTAGGCCCACTCAATGTATTCATCTGAGTAACAAGATACTCAGCAGCAGCAGCGCCAGCCATTTCACTAGCAACAATAGAGCTTGATCCAACCTTTAGCCCAGCGCCCTCGCCCTCGAGCGTAGCCTGTGTTCTTTCTTCAATTATCTTATCAACAGAATCAAAGCTTCCAGTTCTAGATTCCATTCTAATTTGCTTATTAAACTCAGCATTTGTTGCAACAATGTGTTGCGCTGCATTTGCACGAGCACGAGTGCGAGCTTCATCTACTAACCCAAGATGGGTGCTTTCCTTAATCGCGCTACCAGAGTCAACAACAAACTGTTTAAAGCGACCCTCAGTGCTTTCAGCAAGCCCATCCAAGTAAGCTTGCATTGCGTTTTCATACTGAAGTGGACTGCGATCATACTTGCCAGCAAGTTCTTTTGACTTGAGGCGAATATCAGTATCCATAGTTTCAAGGAATCTACGCTCAATAACAGCGCGATAAGACTCTCTAGCTATTCTTCCAAAGCCTTCAGGTGGACTAAGATCTACTGGCTGACCATCTTTGTATGCCCTTAGCTTTATAGATGGAGCAGCAGCCGCAGCTTCTTCGCCGCGCCTCTTAGCGTCTTCAGCATCTACCTGATAAGCCTGTCTTCGAATTGACTCACCCGCTTCAGCAAACGCATTAGCAACTTCGGCAGCGCCAGTATCTACACGAACAACACCAATTGGCTGATTAAATTGCTGTCTTGCTCTACGAATTATTTGGGCCATTATGAAGTCCTCGTTAAGTCATGCATACCAGTCGCAAAGTTAGAGTAAGTTCTAATCCTTGTAGCTCTAGCTTGATTCTTTCCGCGCTGAACTTCAGCCAAAGATTGCAGCGTTCTTTTGCCAGACTCTAACCCAGCTTGAGTTTGCATGACTGCTAAGTCATCAAAGGCAACTTCCTTTTGATCTTTAAAAAAAGCCTCCATGCTAGAATCAATGTCTCTGTTGAAAAGCAATGTCGCTTCGTTGCTTGCTAGGTCATCAAAGTACTGTTGATAGCGCATATTCTGCTGTTGAATGGCTTGTGCTTCACCAACAATTCTGTCGGTAATCATTCTCTCTGCGGTCTGTCTGGACTCTTCTTCCTGCGCTCTAGCAGCCTGATTGCCGCCGATCAGGTTTAAGCCCATTCCTAATACTTGGAAAAAACTCATTAGAATATTAACTCCGCTACTAATCCATTAACTTGCAAGTTTAATGGTGCATCTTGCGTAATGGTAATCTGTGGGTCACGATTATAACCCAACAATCTAAACTCTTTTTTCCCAGTAAAAGCCTGTGGGCTTAATGACAAATCATCAGTTACGTTACGAATAATTAAAGATGTTCCATTTACACTGCATGACAGGGTGCTGTTTAAATCTAAGTAAACACTACCTAAACTTCTAGGCGTTCCAGTTAAAGGCCCGTTTCCAGCTGAAGCATCAATAGGATTTGTTGTTAGCTCTACGTTAAACTTATAGCCAATCTCAACAGTAGTTAAGGAAGAATCAACGCTGGAAACATCCACATTACCAGAGGCTACAGTAAACCTACCAACAAAATTATTGCCATCTATAACCTCAACAATTGCTCCATCATTAAAGTCAGAAGACACATTAAACACACCAGCAGTCCCAGTATAACTCTTAGCCATGTCAGTGTTAAAATCAGAATCAAACTCACACAAAACAATTTTTTTTGTGCCATCACCTAAGTCATACTCAACATTAGCAAACACACGATCATCAATTGTTATAGTCGAATGAAATACTCCATTTGTAGTGAACTCAACCCAGCCAGCGCGTTGCTCTGCCCGATTGGAATTAAAGACAGCCATTGTCCCATCTTCATTCAATACGAATACATAGCTTTCAGATCTGCTTAAGGCTCCATATAAAGTGTTCATCTCTACTGGTGATTTAATTAAATGCGATGATATTGTTGATATTGGGTTGGCAACATAAGCAGCCTCGCCATCACTATAGATATATTCCCTAACAATCTGACCGCCCTTTTGAATAAATAGTGTTGCGCCATCTATTGCTTGCGGTCTTTCATAACCAGAACCAAAAGGTGTTTGTCGCCTAACTTGTGCATTAGTTGGGGTTATCGGCTGGTTCTGAAACGCTGGAACATACATCTCAGAAGACGCAGTAAACACTTGAAGATCACGATTAGATATCAAGTGACGGATTTGCTGTATCTCACCGACAGATGCAGTAAGGTGAATCGCCTCATTATCCTTAGCATCCCCAACATCAAAATTATAATAAGACGCAATCTTACTAAACCATATTGAATCTGGTTGCCCTAATGTTCCTCCAAACACTAATCTATTCTCATGAAATGTAACCGCCGAAGGAAAGCCACGCAGAGATGAATAGGATTGCTCATCCCATGTTGTTGTTGGAGCATGTGTAGTTATGTCAGGTGTTCCACCACCAAGCTCAGAAGCATTGGCATTAGATCCAGCAGTAAAGGTAAACTTATCATCACTAAGAACCTTAAGAACTGTGCGGCCGCCATTTAATTGATTTATTGAAATACCACCAATTGTTCCAATGTTTTCTATCGCAATAAGATCGCCAACTGATAAGCCATGATTTGCAAGTATAACCTCAACAACATTTGAGCCTTCATTGGTTTTAATTGAGTTTGCACTAAGCGTAACCTTCAGAGCATCAAGAACATCACCCGTTGCGACAGTAGAGCTTGTTACGCCTGTGATTTCAATTTCATTTCCGTTGTATCTAATCGTTGTGCCCACATGCTTCGATGGACTATTCGTATCCCAATATGGGCTACTTGTAGTTAATGTAATCCCATTGCCAGAAGATGAAGATGGATCGAGAGTTACACCAGCGCCTTGAAATTTATAATATGGCTGGTAGACTTTTGTTCCATCAGACTTTTGATCGAATTGAAATGACTCAACAACAAATGTAGTAAGCCCTGTTCTTACAAGTTGCTGTGGAACAAATGTTGGGTGGGATAGAAACATAACATCGCCAGCTTGGGCATATGTATATTCATGTAAATAATTATGATCGAACGGAAGAGTTCCGCTACTTACATCTGTTGTGATTGTTTGAATTAATGAAACAACACCAGTTGATGGGCTTATTTGAAAGACGCGTATTTTCTCATGCTCAAGCGAAATAATATATTGCTCGTCATCGGAAAAAATAAAAGGCAATAATCTGCTTTGCTGTCGCTTGGATGTATCGATTGATATGTCGTACTGGTAAATATTCTGCAAGCCAGAACGCTTTACAATCCCACCCTCAGATCTAAGAAAGAAATTTTCAACACGTTGAGCTGATTGATTGTAGATCGGAGTGTCGGTTCTAGAATACAAAGAGGGGCTAACTTCACCAAACTGGAAGTTTGTTAATGGAACTTTAATCTTTCGCATTATGTACGCCTATTTGATATAAACCGACTTGTGTTTAACTTCCGTGTTGTTTGTTGTTGCGCGTCTAGGTTTCGAGCTTTTATCATAAATATTTGAGCTTGCTGCGCCATCAATCCAGCCAACGCTTGATCTCTTGCTAGCCCAACAGCAAACACCGCAGCCAGTTCGTACTGAACTGCTACAGTAAAATATGAAGGCCAGTCCTGTTCTTCAGCGCGATATGTATAATCTAATACTAATTCAGAAGCAGCAGCTTCATCACAAAACAATTTGTTTCCATATGTCTGATAGTTAATTGGTGAGTCATTTACGGTAACAGCGTGTGTCATTAGCCAGCCACTAGGAAGCTGATATGCTGCATCATAGCGACCAGTTGGCGCATCACTTAATCTATTTAATACGACTTGATTTGTTGCGAAGCGCCAGCGGCAATTTACCAAAGAAGATCGAGCAACATCTTCATACATATTTGATGCAATCAATGCTTCGTTGTTGCCATCATCAAATGAAGTAATTGGCTCTGCCCCAATCAGGATTAAGGATCTACTGCAAACATCTATTGGTGAGCTTGCGTGTGTACTAGAAACCGCCATGTCTAATCCTCTGAAAGGGAGAAGGGGGCCGAAGCCCCCAACTCATTAGTTGTTGTCTAGGACTTCGTAAACGCCGTTGTCATCAATAACAACAGAACCCATAGACATCATTGATGTCGCAAGGTGTGACACTTTTTGTGGCACATAGTTTACTTCAGTCGTGACATCAGAGTTTACGCCAATGCCAACTGCTCGCATGTGGTACGCAAAGTTCTTACCACCAGCTACCGCAGACGTTGAGAAGATCTTGAAGCCCAAGAACTCTTTCATTGTCATGCCGCCAGCAAATGGCAAGTTTTGTGGACCAACAAAGTCAGATGATGCAAACTCGTTAATGTTAAACAAGTCAGCAAAACCAGCAGGGGCCATCGCAATATAGCGCTGTCCGTCTTCTGGAATGTCAGCAGAGCCGAATGTTTCAAAGATTGAAAGCAAGTCAGCTTTTGCTAAGGCACCAGTAGTGTCAGCAATCTGAGTTGAGTTAGCACCAGCGTCCATTGCTGTTGTAATAATCTCGTCAGTCTTGCGACCCAATGCAGAAGCAGCAGACTCGGCAACAGCTTGACGCTCGTTGATGTTGATTTTCAACTCGTCAAGTTTGTCAATGTATTCTGCGGCGTAGAAGTCTGCCATGGTTACTTCAACGTTGGTGTGCGCTAATTCCATTGCGGTAACGTCACCATTGCGTGTTTTAGTTGATGCAGCACCGGCTCCAATTTTTTGGAAACGAGCGACAGAACCAGTCACGTTTGTTGAGCGGATAGTATTGCGAAGCTTGGAACCCATGCGCTGATAAGCAAGATGCACATCGGTTTCAAACTGTTTGATAAAGGCTTGGTCGATTGTATTAGCCATTTTACAGTTCCTAAGTTGTTGTTACGGGCATCGGGGTATCCGCTCGGCATCATCAACGAAGGTATCCTATTGGGCTTCTCAGTGCATTACGGGCCGTGATGTTTCATGTGAAACATAATTTTTCACAGGATTGCAACGCACAAATTCAACATATTGTGTATTTTTGTACTCAGCGGTGCAAACAGGTTCGAACCCAAGCCATGCAGCCCAGTTCAGCATTGCCTCATAATCAGCTTGGATTGTCATAGAAAGTGAAGGGTAAGACTGATCGAAAAAGTTTATTAACATCTTTGAGCCGCGAGCCAGCACAGTAAAGTTACTTTTTAATTTGCTGCTAAACATTGCAAACATCTGTGGAATCTTTTGGTCAAACAACAGGCCGCCAACAAAAACAATCTCTCCCTGACCATCCCTAACAAGGTACACCTCGCTCATCTCAGTCATTTCCTTAAGGGCATCAATAACGCTGGTGTGACCGAGCTTATATATTTCTCGAACATTTTCTGGATGAATAACGTGTACGAACTCATACACATGATCCTCGTTAAAGGGAGTCAAATAGTAAGACCCCCTTTGCATGATTTTAATTTCATCCATAAAGTTTCTGATACCCCTCATTAACTTTATTAACCCAATTGTCATCGCGCCTTGCTGGGTTCCAGTATCTTTCGTCCTTCATCATATCTTGCAATTCAACTTCACTAAAGTTTGCAGCAATATTGTTTTGCTCTGAAACGCTTGGATCTTTCATAGCTGACATAATTGCCTCAAGCGCGATAATGCCTTCAGATGTTTCACACATACGTTCAATTGCTGGAATAGCTTCTTCTGGAAAGAATTGATTTGCAAACAAGTTGGCCGCTTCAATCCTAGCAGTAGAGTTTTCGCCTAGCTTTGCAGCTTCAGCTTCCATATCTGGCTCTGGCCCCATGCCACTCATATACATCTCAATACCCTTTTGAAACTCCTCATGGGTATATCCGTTTCCGTGACAGTGCTCTGCCCACTTCTGGAGCATATCGCTTTGGAGTGCCTCTTCACTATCAATAAAGTCTGGCAACTCATATTCACCAGCGCTTGCAGGAACGCCCTCAGATGCTTGAGTTTGCAACTCTTCCATTAAACGGTTGCGAACATCTTCTTCCTTTTCGCCTAGCTTAGACTCAAGAGCCTTGTATGCTTTACCCAGATCAGCTGGGTCATTAAACTTTTCAGGAAGCCATTCAGGACGATCAGGTGTTGCCTCTGGTGTTGCATCAACCTGTGCTTCTACTGGTGCTTCACTTGCTTGTGCTTCTTGTTCCATTATTCTTTACCTTGTGTGCATGATTCATACGACTTTCCAAAAGGCCAACGATATAACGCTG